TGGGGATATCCTTCTTCAATTAAGAATTTAGTTAATCTTAATTTTCTATGCAATTCATTTCTAAATTGTCTTTTCATTGCATCTGGATGATTTGATTCATTCAACGCATCCATCAACTCTTTTAATTCTTCGTTATTGATTGGTAAATCCATAATAAAACTTTAATTAAACATATTATAACATTTTATTTTAATTTTGGCAATCAAGAAAAAAAACTTTCCAAACTAACTCTTCGTTCAACTTCCCAACCAATTGCATTTAATACTGCTTTAACTGGTTCTACAAATGCCTTATTGAATTGTGTTTCATAATCTATATACTTTCTCAAATTCAACTCCTTCGGAAAATCTTGAATGAAAGATATCACATTTTCTCTAATTGGATTAGGATCTTTAAGGTAACAGAATTTTATTTTCTCTCCATTTTGTATGTATGCATATTTTCTATCTAACTTATTTTCCTTCACATAATGGTTATAAAGTAATGCTCCTCTAACATGCATTGGTGTACCCTTTGCATATATTGTGTTATCACCTTTATATTTGACTACATTAGAAGCAGTTCTTGGGAATGATATCTCTTCTGGTTCTAAAGATTTAAACTCTTTTCTACACTTATCAATATAGTCTATCATCTCATCCTCAGTGCCACTCATCATAACCTTGAGTCCATCTTTAATCATTTGTCTACAAGGTGCAGGGGTTGATGATTTAACTGCTTCGATACCCATGATCTTCAACTGAGCATCCCCATATCGAACTCCTTCACTATCCCATACATTCAAGATGTATCTTTTCTTTGCTGTCCATATACCACGATCTGCGATGTTCTCTCTTTTCATAAACATCTTCTGATCATAGGCATTTACATAGTTGGCCAACGCTTGATAAGAACTCGAAATATATTTTTCAAATTCCACCTCACAGACCGTATCAAGGAACGCAACAACGCTTTCAGTAGTTTTCTCTCTGCCTTCGTATACAGCGTCAACAAAAGGACCCAAATTAAGATAAATGGAATCAGTATCTGAAGCAATAACATAATCAACCTCCTCTGTTTTAAGAATTTTATTCAGTCTTTTATTCATTCGATTCTCTATCCAACGAATCGAGACTTGTCCAGATAGAGTAATCGCTTCTGCATTTGCTAATTTAAAATACCTGAAGTACTGATTGCCGATAGCACCATAAGCAGAATTAAGAGATATTTTTTTCGCCATTTGGATGTTGTTACATCTTGCAATTTCCTTCTCCAACTTTTTCGTCTTTGTCTTTTCATATTCCTGTTTAGCAGTTAACATTTTTTTCTTGAAGATGACTCTTTCGTTATACATCTTCTCCATCAGTTCTGGTAAGAATCCACGAACATCTTTACGATACTGTGCACCATTCGCACATACAGCATACTCTCCTTCAATTATCTCCTGTTCCGAGAGGAGTCGATCAACGGTAACAGTCGGATGTCTTGATTCACAGAGGGTCTCTGGGGAAATATTATATTGCATAATAAGATGAGGGTACAGAGAGTTGAGGTCAAAAGACACCACCCAATCATACTTTCCAGGAATCGGTTCCTTAACATAAGCACCTGCGTATTGTGAATCTTTGTCTGTTTTTACTTTTGGAGGAATGACAATATTCTTCCTCTTCAAATAGTTATAGATGATAGAGTCCCATGTACGAACTTGAAAGAATACATCTGTATAATTTACTTTCGCATCATATGCCATCGTCAAACATAATTCAATCAATCTCATTTTATCTTCGAGTTGATCTACAAGTTCAACGTCNTTGATATTATATTCAATAAACTTTTGCCAGTTCTTTGTATANAAATCTTTNAATGTTTCAAACTCNGAGTGATCTAATTTNTTNTGTCCNANTTCTACNTTTGCGATATGATCTAGTCGATATGATTCCTGTGCTTTGTATGTAAACTTACGATATAAGTCAAGATAATCAATAATTGATATACCTGCCATTTCACAAGATATNTGTTTACGTCCATGCAATACTAAATCTTTCTTTCTTACATATCCCCAAGGAGATAGTTTGCGAACAACTTTCTCTCCCATCAATCTTTCAATACGACCAACGATATATGGTATATCATACAATTCACAGTTCCAACCTGTTATAACCTCTGGAGTTTCTGATTGCCAATAATCTAAAAATTTACCAATTAAATCATATTCACTATCACACTTAACATACCTTACATCTTTACGAGTATTGTTAAAAGGTCTTGATGCAAAACATATTATCTTTTTTGTACTATAGTCTTGTAGAGTAATAGCAAGTAATTCTTCTGCACATTCAAATACATTTGGAAAACCATTCTCAGAAGCAACTTCAATATCAATTGTTACTAATTTTATTTTGGTAATATCAAATTTAATTTCTTCCTCTGGATATCTTTCAGAAATATACTGACAGATATATCGGTCATTACCGTAGATATCAAATCCTTCGATGCCAGAATACTTCTCAATAAATTCTTTACACTCTGCTATATTACCTGGTTTTACAGGTTCTACACTTTTACCATCCAAAGTTTTATACTTTGATTTTTTCTTTGAGGGAACATAGAGAGTTGGATTAAACTGCTCTCTTAAAGTAAAGTGTTTTCCATTTTCATATCCACGCACAAGGATCTCATTAAATCTTTGATGGACATTAGTATAAAACCTCATTTCACAAGTTTAATATATTCTTCAAGTATATGTTCTGTTGGATCAACTAAAGTTAGTATCTTATCTGAACTCATAAACATTTCGTTATTTGGTGTAACATCTGCCATCCATCTCTCTACCTTTCCACCAAATAAAGTGCACGGATTAATTAACTTACAATCTGGTTGTCCAATATCTGCTAAGACTTCATCAATCTCAGATATTAAGATAGTATTATTCGTTAAGATTAGTACTTGAATCGGATTCGGTTGCTCCTCCACTTCCTGATCCGCTGGTTCCACCATCTCGTCTGTCGCTAGATTCGTCTGAATCATTCCTAGATCGTCTTCCATTTAATCTTTCCTCATAAGATGTTTTAATTGTATCTATTGGATCTGTAATGCATACAATCCAATCTTTATTCACTATTATATCAGTGTCTTTAGATAAAGACATCCACTTATAATATACTGCTTCATGTTTTGGAGATCCTTTCCCCTCCATTAAAACCTGTGCGGTTTTAATTTTAATAGTATAAGGATTCTTAAAAACATAAGAAAGTAAGTCATCGCTGTCATCACGTAATTCTTTGACATCAGCAATAACTTCTTCTCCTGATTTTAGTAAAACTAATTGTACACTCATAATTGTGTTTATCTACATCTATATTATACCACAATCTCACCAATTGTCCAACAGTTGTTACCAATTGCTTTTAGTGTAATGTCCTCATCTTCAGCAGCAACGATTACACAGAAACCAATACCAAGATTAAATACTCTTTTCATCTCTTCTGGTGGTATCTCACCTGCCATCATTATATCATGAAAAACACGAGGCATGGGCCAGGAATCGTAATTAACATATGGTCTCAATCCATCAGGTATACATCTTGGTAAATTTTCTACAAGACCACCACCAGTAATATGTGCCATTCCTAGTATTGTAGTTTCTCTTTTTAGAAATCTAATTAATGGTGCGTAGATGCGAGTTGGTGCCATCAATCCATGAGGATCCATTAAGAAATCTAATGATCCTTTAGACCCTCCCCAAACTAGTTTATTTACTAAACTAAATCCATTACTATGAACTCCACTACTTGCAATACCAATTATCTTATCACCCTCTTTGATTTTACTTCCATCAATTATCTCATCCTCTTCAACAACACCAGTACAAAAACCTGCTAGATCATACTCTGATTCATCATACATTGATGGCATCTCTGCTGTTTCTCCTCCAAGCAAAGAACATCCAGATATTGCACAACCACTTGCCACACCATCTACCACTTCACCTAATACTTTTTGATCAATCTTACCTGTCGCAATGTAGTCTAAAAAGTATAATGGTTCTGCACCACAAGTGATCACATCGTTTACACACATGGCAACTAGATCTACACCCACGTTATGGTGCATCTTCCATGTTTGTGCAAGTTTTAGTTTAGTTCCAACTCCATCTGCTCCTGATACTAAAACTGGTTTCTTATATCCTTCTGGTATTCTTGTCATACCATTAAAACCACCAAATCCACCCAGGACTTCTTGCCTATGGGTGGACTTAATGTTTTGTTTGATACTCTCTACAAAAGAGTTTCCTGCTTCAATATCTACACCTGATGATTTGTAATCCATTATATAAGTCTAAAGAATTCTATTATATCATAGATATTCTTTTCTTGCATGATGTTCTGGAACAATCTTACCTAATGTAATTGAAAGTAAACCGTCTGCAAATGACACATTTTTAATTTCAACATCATCTGATAGAGTCCATTCTCTTGAGAATGATCTTTGTGCTAGTCCTCTGTGACTATATGTTTCTTCTTCTTTCTTTTCCTTTGTTCCTTCTACGAATATCTTACCATATTCTGTGTAAACTTTAACTTCTTTCTTCTTGAATCCTGCGAGTGCGATCTCTAATCTGGATTCGACATTGTTTACATGAACGATATTGTATGGTGGATAATTAGCATTTGTATTTGTATTCCAAAAACTTTCAAAATAATCATCCCATCCTATGCTGTTCTTATGGATCTTCTCCATGAGTTCTGGAAGATCGGCAGCAGTGTATCTCTGAATGTTAGTCATAGTTCTCCTTATTAAGCGAGTGTGAATAGTGGACCCTTTCGGCATCCATTACTAATTATATCACTTAAAGAATTCACCCGATGTGGAGAACTCTACTAATCTGGTTCGGGTGTCCTCCCAACCTGTAACATAGTGCGTAGAACCGTCCATTTCTTTTAGTGCTTCCGCTAATGGATAGTCGTTGCCATTCTCATCCATGCGATCTCCAAAGAAATGTATCTCATCTTTTGAATCAAAGTCTCTAAGTATTTGTCCTTTATCACATCCCTTCAATGATATATCAATACCAGTTTCACCACCAACAAAAGCATACAAATCTGGAAATGCTTTATTAAATCTTTTTGCTATCTCAATTCTTTCATGATTATCTTTATCCCATTCTTTATATACTTCTCTCTCTGTCCAGTTTGCTCCTCTACCTAAGATGCTAAAATTAACACAACCAGGTCTATCCTCAATGTGTGTTCCTGTTCTAACTGCAAATAAACTTTGCTTTAATTCTTTTAATAAAAATTCTTTTGCATCATCAGGTAACTTCCAAGGATTTCGATATACATTTTTATCTTTTTCATAAACATCGTTACCAGCACAATTATAAACTCTCAGTGCTCGATTATATACATCCAATCCAATTTGATCAATAGTCTTTTCTCGATTACTTCCCGTGATCAAGTAAACATCATGTTGACAGCAAAACTTAATCATGAATGCTTCAAAACTTGGATCAATCTGTTTCCGACTAGGAGTCAGAGTTCCGTCAATATCAAAAATAAATTTTTTCACTTTATGCAGGTTCTTCTACTTTTTTCTTTTTACCAATGTTGTACTTAGTTTCTAATACCCAATCACCTTTCTCTTTATATGCAAGAACTTTGATTTGATTTAAAGGTGCAATGTCAGTTACCTTTTCGANATTAATGACAGTCACTAATCCCCAATCACATAAGAGTTGAATGATACGATTACGACGTTGAACATCGTTCTGAGTTAGATTAGCACGTTTACCATCTAATGCAAATAGTTCTTTAAAATGCACGATATAATATCTACCTTGTTTATGAAGGATATGACATGATTGATATATCTTTTTCTCTTTTCGGGATGCTACCCCAATTCTTGTGAGAGTCTCTCTTACTTTTAAGAAGTCATCTGGTTCATTCAGATTAACTTCAATCATTTGATCAGCAGACCAATTAACCTCAGGCTCGGTAATCATTTTGCTCCTCCAGTTTCAAATTTCGATTTTATAAAATTAAGTTGTTCTTTGGTTAGGATTCGTAGAGCTTGCTTTGCTTTTTCATTACTATAACCATAATAACGTTTCACAGAATCAAGATCTTTAATCTCATCTTTACGGAGCCAAGGAGAGAATCTCTTTCGCTTCCTCACACTATTTAGATAAAATGAATACTGCATATCACTATCCAGTTGTGGCCTAAGGTTCATCTCATTTGCAAACATAACCGTGTCTAAATGACCAGACATACACCTGTTCACAATGTATGAAGGATACTTTGCTGTAGG